TACAAACTCTAATGGTCAGCCTATTGTTAATGGTGGCCTCGATTATCCAGTCGCTATTCTAAACGTAGAAGATTATGAAATGATAGGATTGAAGACACTATCAGGGCCATGGCCTAAAGCTCTTTACTATCAGCCAAGCGAAGTATTAGGAAATATTTATGTATGGCCTAATCCATCACAAGGTGAAATGCACATATTTGCAGATACTTTATTTACTCGTTATGGTTCATTAAACGACAATATTATCCTACCACAAGGCTATTCTATGGCTCTTAGATGGTGTTTAGCAGAACGATTAATGCCTATGTATGGAAAAGCATCACAAACGCAAATAGCAATGATAACAGCGTATGCAGCACAAGCAAAAGCAACAATTAAACGTACTAATATGAAACCTGTGCAGTCAGCTAGATTTGCAGATGCTATGTTAAGTAGTAGACAGAAAGATGCTGGATGGATACTTTCGGGGGGTTTCTTCAGGTGACAAATTCCGTCAAATTGTGTATAATTAAATTTCACTTAACTAAGGAGAAATTATGTACACAAAAGAAGAAGCAATTTTACGCAAGAGAGCAAGAGATAACGCAGCATACGCAAGAAAAGTTGGTAGACCTGTAGGAAACGCTGGAAGACCAGCAAATACTCCTGATACGCTTTGGAGTAAAGTTGATAAGCGTAACGAAGATGAATGTTGGGAATGGAAAGGTTATAAAAATAAAGAAGGTTATGGAAGAGCGTGGATTAATGACAAAGGATATTATGCTCATCGAGTTATTTACTCTTTGGCTTATCCAAACACGATTAGTCTTAACGCACCTAAATCAACTGATGACACAGGGTTTCTTTTACATACTTGCGATAATCCGTCATGTTGTAATCCAAAACATTTATTTATTGGTTCGCATTGGGACAACATGGCAGATAAAGTTGCAAAAGGTCGTAGTGCAGATTTTACACAAGATAAAGGCCCTAGATGTAAACTTTCAATGTCGCAAGCAAGAGAAGCTAGAGAACTTAGGAAAAATGGTATGAGTGCAAGAGATTTAGCATTAAAATTTGAAATAAGCCTAGCAAGTATGAAAACATTATTGCGTGGCGATTCTTATAAGGAATCTAAATAATGCCTGATTTTGGGTTTGTAGGGCCTTCATACGAAGCACCATCAATTTATCAAGACGGAAATGAATGTATAAATTTTAGGCCTGAAATTGATCCTTTAAAAACACCAGGCAGTCGTGGTGTTGTTGCTTTATATCCTACACCTGGTTTAACTCCACAAGTTGTTTTGCCTAATCAATCTATAGTAAGGGGAATGAGAACCTTATCAGGTGGGCAATTCTTAGTTGCTGTATGTGGCCCTTATGTTTATTTATTAACATCAAATCTTACTCCAACAATTATTGGTCAATTAAATACTTCTACAGGTCAAGTAGGTATTACTGATAACGGCATAAACTTATATATTGTTGATGGTGCATATAGATACACTTGGAGAATTAATAATCCTACTTCTGCTACATTTGTAGGCTCAATAAGTGGCACAACACTAACTGTAACTAGAAATTTAACAGGAACTATTGCAATTGGACAGGCATTAAATGGTTTAGGAATGTCTGCTGAAACAGTTATTTTGTCAGGTTCTGGCACAACATGGACTGTAAATATAAGTCAAACTGTAGCGTCTACAACGATTTATGCTTCTAATACGATTGCGTTTACAGGTGCGATTGCTGACGTTACTGTTGGTTCTGCAACTTATTACAATTTAACTGTATCACCTAGTGTGACACTTTATTTAGGGCAAACTATTGTAGGTAGTGGAGTTTTAGCTCAAACGATGATTACTCAGATAGTAACAGCTGGAACAAGTTATTATGTGAATAAGCATCAAACTGTATCATCTGAGCAAATGTATGCTTTAAATTGGACTGTTATTCCAACAACAGATGGTGCGTTTTCAGGTGGTAATACTGTAGACGTTGTAGACAATTATTTTATTTACAACAACCCCAATACGCAACAATGGGCTGCGTCAGATGTATTAAGTCCAATTACACAGCCATTAAGTTTTGGCAGTAAATTTACAGGCCCTGATAATCTTGTGTCTTTAATTGCAGATCATGGACAAGTTTATTTATTAGGTGAAACTACTTCTGAGGTATGGGCAGATGTTGGTACATTCCCATTTCCTTATCAGCGTATTCCTGGTTCATCTAGTCAACATGGTATTGCAGCTGTATATTCTGTAGCAAGAGTTGGTAATTCATTTGCTTATGTTAGTAAGAATATTCGTGGTCAAGCGATGATTGTAATGATGAATGGATATTTACCTGAAAGAATATCGACTCATGCTGTTGAGAATACTTTGGTAGACCAATATGTAGGCGATGCTATTGCATATACATATCAGTTAGAAGGTCACGAATGTTATGTTGTTACATTCCCAAGTTTAGATTTAACATGGGTTTTTGATTTTACGACACAGATGTGGCATAAATGGTTATGGTGCGATAATAATAATCAGTATCACAGACATAGGTCAAATTGTGCAGCTTACTTCCAAAACATGGTTTTAGTAGGCGATTATCAAAATGGTATTATTTATCAGTTAGACCCTAATAATTACACAGATAATGGTCAGAATATACGCAGACTGCGTAGAGCTCCTCATATTGTTACAGATTTACAACGTCAGTATTTAGAAGAATTACAGATACAATTTCAGCCTGGTGTTGGTATTGGATTGTCTAATCAAGGTGCTACAGGGTATATTCAAAGCCCGTTTTATATTGCACCTACACAATCTTATGCAATCCCAGCAGGTGCTACGATTATTTTAGGAATACAAGCAAGTATTAACTCCAATACATCAATTCAGAATCCACAAGCAATGTTGCGTTGGTCAAATGATGGTGGTTCAACATGGTCAAATGAGCATTGGGTAAGTATTGGACAACAGGGTAAGTATAAGAATCGTGCTATTTGGCGAAGATTGGGTCAAGCAAGAGATAGAGTATTTGAAGTCGTTGTAACTGATCCTGTAAAAGCTGTCATTGTTTCTTCTAATCTTAAAGCGACAGAAGGAGAAAATTAATGAGTTCTCTATGGCAAAGTCAGCAAAATAATCCGTATCCTAATACTGAATTTTTAGAAACTAAGTCTAATAGACCAACTAGGGCATGGCAACAGTTTTTTCTTAATTTATTAAATTTTAGTAGTGCGACAACGGCAACAACAGGAAGTGCAACCTTGCCAGCTCATCCTGTAGGATTTATTAACATAACTGTTAATGGACAGGCATTTAAAGTGCCTTATTACAATCCATGATAGTAAAGAAAATATTCCCATCAGAAGTGTATGAGCATTGGGATTCTATTGCTAAGTTGGTAAGTTTGGCGATTCCTTACGCTGGTGGTGATTATTCTTTAGATCAGGTTAAGTCTTATTTAACAAGTGGTCAATGGTTATTGGTATGTGGATTTGAAGAAAACAAGATGATTTGTGCGACTACAATTAGTTTTATTAATATGCCAAATGACAGAATAGCGTTTATTACCTTGATTGGTGGCAAAAAAGCCATTGAAAAACAAAATTATGAACAATTAAAATCTATACTAAAAGACCATAAATCCACTAAAATACAAGGGGGGGCTAGACCTTCTGTGGCTCGTTTATGGAAAAAGTTAGGATTTCAGGAACGATACATTCTAGTGGAGAATAAATTATGAAATACGGCCATTTTTCAACTTTACCAACAGGTGCTTTTGAGCCTGTGTTGGGTCGTATTCGTTTATATGGTGGTGGTGGAAACCCAATTTCTGATATTACAAATACTATTAGCGATGCTGTTAGTGGTATAGGCAATACAATTAGTGATATTGGTGGTAGCGTAAGTCAAGATTTAAGTAATTTACCTTCTTCAGTTTCAGATGTGGCAGCTCAGGTCGGAAGTGCAGTAGATACAAATGTTCCTGGTGGATGGGCAACTGTAGGTGCTTTGGCTGTAACTGCTGCAACTTTAGGTGCAAGTTCTGGGTTATTAGCTGGTGATGCAACAGTCGCAGGTGCAGAGCCTTTGGCTGATGGCTCAGTTGTTACAACAATGTCTGATGGTTCAACAATTACAACAGCAGCAGATGGAACATCTAGCTTTACTGCTGCCGATGGAACAAATGTAGGTGCAATAGATACTTCTACTTCTGCTGTTCCTAATGTTAATCCAAGCGTAGGATTAACACCAGCAGCAGCTACTAATGCAGCTAATACTCAAGCATTACAAACTGCTTTATCTAATCCTACTTTACCAACAGGTGCAGGTGTTCAATTAGCAAATGTTGGAACTGTAGCGTCAGATGTTGCACCGACAGTAACAGACCAAGCATTATCTTCATTAGCAAATCCTATAACAACAGACCAAGCAGTAGCACCTACATTAGGTGCAAACTATACAGGAACTACTTTGGGAACATTAGGTAATGGATTGACAGACACTGCACCTGCTAGTATTGGTTTAGGTACAGGGGCTGCAAATGCAGGCATATTAGCACCGGCTGTAGATGCTTCTACAATTGGTGGTGCAGGCACAGCTTTGGGTGCAGCGACAGGATTGGGTGGCTTAACGGCTGCAAGTTTAGCACCAGCCGCTGCTAGTACAGGAATTGGTTCTGCTTTAAGTTCATTATTACCTACAAGTGCATTAGGTCAAGCTGCATTATTTAGTGGTGGAACAGGATTATTAAGTTCATTAATTGGTGCAAATGCAAGTCAAAATGCTGCTAATACACAAGCACAAGCAGCACAAAACGCAATTAATTTACAACAACAAATGTTTAATACGCAAAATGCTCAATTAGCACCTAATCGTGCAGCTGGCTATAACGCATTAAATCAATTACAAAGTAATTTAGCAGGGCCATATACACAATATGATGCTCAAGGTAATCCAATAGGCACAGCACAAGGAACAGGTTATTTTACTAACCAAATGACTCCTAGTGATTATGCAAATTATATGTCACCTTATTATCAATTTGGTTTAAATCAAGGTTTAGGTCAAGCTGGTAATATTGCTAATGCAACAGGTGGCAGAATTGGTGGTAATGCTTTACAAGGCTTAAATCAATACGCACAAAATTATGCTCAATCAGGAGCTCAACAAGCCTTCCAAAATTATCAATCACAACGTACAAATATTTATAATACGTTAGCTGGTATTGCTGGCTTAGGACAACAAGCACAAGGTACAACTGCTAATTTAGCAGCTAACACAGCACAATCACAAAGCAATTTAGGTGTAGGTAGTGCAGCTGCACAGGCAGCAGGTCAAATCGGACAAGCTAATGCCTATACAGGTGGATTAGGTAATCTTGCAAGTAATTACACTTTGGCTTCATTATTAAATCCACAACAATCTAGTGGTTATGTTACACCAGCAGGTGGATATGCTTCAACGCTTGGCTCATTGAATTTAGGATAAATTATGGCAGAATTTAATACCGATTTAACTGTAAAACCTACTCAAACAAGTAGTTTAGCTGATATGTTAAATATGGCTAAAGGAGTGCAAGCATATCAACAAGCACAACAAATTAATCCTTTAACTTTAAGACAACAACAACTTGCAACACAACAAGCTGAAGAAACTACACCTTTAACTATTGAGCAACAAAAACAAGCAACCAAACAAGCACAGTTAACTACACAAAAAGAACAATTAAGTGTAACCAAAGGTTATCAAGACATTATTAATCAATCTTTAAATGCTTTGAGTTTAGACCCTGATATTCAAGAAGGGAAAGATGCTAAAGCTATTGTGAAAAAAATTGCAAAACAAAGAGATTTAGCAATTAGAAAAGGTGTTCCATTAGAAGATGCTGAGATAGCGTCCTCAGCCTTAATGAATGAAGCATATAAAAATCCAGCAAGTGTAATTGATCATTTAGGTAATATTCGTAGATCCATGATGACACCTAGTGAGGTTCAAGCAGGTGTTGGTGGGCAAGAAACTGTACAAGGTACAGATATATCTGGTAATCCAACTATTACAAGACTCAATCCAAATACAGGAAGAATGGAACAAGTTCCTTTGCCTGTTGGTAATCAAACTGTTGAAAACACGAATATGCGTATAGCACCAGGTGAAAGCCCTGCAACTATAGCAACAATGCAAGAAGAAAGAAATGTAGCACAAAATCAAGCTAAAACGGCAGCTTCAGCATTGGCTAATATTCAAGCAGTTAGAAAATACTTACCATTAGCACAAACAGGTAAAGGTTCAGAAGCCATCAAAGGTTTGCAATCTGTATTTGGAAACTTAGCAGGAAGTACACCAGAAGAAAAAGCTGCATCTGCTAGAGATATTGTAGAAAAAAGCATTGAAGATTTAGCATCACAAAAGAATTTAGCTTTAGGTGGAAAATTCCAAGCAGATTTACAAGCAGCACAAAAATCAATTGCAAGTGCAGAAAAGAACCCAACTGCAATATTAAAATCTATGCAAATGTTAGAACCATTAATTCAACATTCTATAAATTACAGTCAAGGTTTACAAAATGCTATTACTAAAAATGGTGGCAATATACAAATTAAGCGTAAGTATGACCAAGAAATGATAGACGCATTTGATCCACAAGCATTAAATATCTATAACGCCTATAAAAATAAAGATATGAAAGATTTTAATGAATTAACTAAAGGATTATCTGATACTAAAAAACGTGAAGTATTTAATAAGATGCAAAAATATAATTCATTAATTCAAGGAAATCTATAATGGATGACTTTGCGTCTGCTCTTGGTATTAAACAAGATAAATCTATTTTTGATACTGCTTTAGAAAAAGAAGGGTTAATTGGTTCACCTAAAGAAAAGTTTTTGCGTTCTTTATATGAACAAGAATCATCTTCAGGCAAAAATACTAAAACTTCAAATGCTGGTGCTGTAGGTGGTATGCAAATTATTCCTAAAACATTTATGAATAATGCAGATAAAGATTGGGATATAAACAATCCTGAACATAATATAAGGGCTGGTTTGCGTTATGGTTCTAAATTATTTGATATGGCTAATGGTGACCCTAAAATAGCTGCTGCTGGTTATTATGGTGGGCCTGACGCAATGATTAAAGCACAAAAAAATATTGCTGTAAGAGATCCTAGAAATCCAAATGCACCTGATACATTGCAATATGCGAATCAAGTTGTTAATCGTTTAAAGTCTTATGAACAAGACGCTGATTTTGAAAAAGCATTATTTGGGAAACAAGAACCTATTGAAGAAAATAAACCCCAAAAACCTAGCGACCAAAATAAATTAAATGCTTTTGCAGCTGGTTTTGGTGGTGGAATATCTAAAGGTGTTGGTGCAATTGAACAATTAGTAGGCAAAGGTGTTGGTTTAGTTGCACCAGAAACAGGTAAGGCAATTGAACAACACGCTTTAGAACAAATTAAAAAAACTGAAAACATAACTAATCCTTACAAAGAAGCAAACCCAATAACAGGTGCTGTTGGTGAAGTTGCTGGGATGATAGCAAATCCTGTTAATAAATTAATACCTGGTTTTGGTGGCCCAGCAAAAACAATGTTAGGTGGTGTTACAAAAGGTGCTGCTCAAGGTGCAATTGCAAATGCTTTAACAACTCCTGTAACTGATGAAAATAAATCATTTGTTACAGAAAAATTAAAAGAAGGATTAGTTGGTGGAGTTGCTGGTGGTTTAGTTGGTGGTGCAGCTAAAGCTGTAACAAGTTTGGCACAGCCATTTGAAAAACAATTATCTAAAACTAGCCAAGAAAACGTAGAAATATTAAGAAATGCTGGTGTGCCTGTTGACGTTGCACAGGCTACAGGATCAGAATTTTTAAAACGTACTAAAGCAGCATTACAAGATAATCCTTTTACTGCTGGCAAAGAAGCAGAATTTATTGGAAATCAACAAGCTGCATACAATAAAGCAATTGCAAAAACAATTGGTGAAGATGCAACAGCAATTACTCCAGATGTAATACAAAAAGCTAAAAATCGTTTAGGTGATATATACGATGACTTATATAACAAATATGGGGCAAAAATATCTGGAACTGTTTATAAGGATTTAGCAACAGTTCGTGATGACGCATTAAAAACATTGCCAGCATCTGAGCAAACTATTATTAAAAATATAGTAGATGACATAATTAATAAAGCAAGTGAAAACAGAAGTGTTTTAACAGGTCAACAATTCCAAGCTCAAAAAAGATTACTTGATAGATTAATTGCACAAAATAGTAACGTATCTAATTATGCTCAAGAAGTAAAAGATGTTTTATTAAGTGGTCTTAAAAATTCTATTAAAAGTCCTGAAGATATTGCTTTGTTAAAACAAACTAATAAGCAATATGGCAACATGAAAAAAATTGAAGATGTTGTATTAAAAGATACGCAAGGTAATGTAAGTCCTTCTCTATTAAGTAATTCTTTAGCAACTAAAGCAAAACGTAATGCTATTTATGCAGAAGATAATGAGTTAGCAAAGTTAGCAAGAGCAGGTAAAGATATATTACAACAGAAATTACCCAACTCTGGAACAATGGCTAGAATGTTAGCTCAAAATCCTGTGTTTGCAGGTTCAAGAGCTTTGTATGGTAAGGCAGTTCAAAAAGGGATTAATAATCCTGCAATAGCACAATATTTAGAACAAGGTGTGCAAAATAAACCTTTAAGAAGTTTATTGGAATTGCCTAAAAATTTGGGTAAAGCTGTACCTGTGCAACCAGGTGTTGTTGGTGCATCTAGTTTAAATGAATTAATTAATTTAAGAAATCAAGGACAATAATTATGTCAGTCTTACTATCACCAATTGGTAACGGATTTCAGTTTTTTACATCAACTGGATTACCTTTAAATGCTGGATATATATATACATATCAAGCAGGATCATCAACTGCACTTGCGACTTATACTGATAATACAGGTAACGTGGCTAATACAAATCCTATTATTTTAGGAAGTGATGGCAGACCACAGACTGAGATTTGGTTAACTTCAGGCTATTCTTATAAGTTTGTATTGACAGATTCTAGCAATAATCAAATTCAAACCTATGATAATTTGTATGGTATTGCGTCTTCTGTATCATCATCTAACGTCATTCCAAGTGGTTCTATTATTATGTGGTCAGGCTCTATTGGTGCTATACCTAGTGGATATGTTTTGTGTGATGGAACAAACGGAACACCTAATCTTAAAGATAGTTTTGTAGTAGGTGCTGGAAATACTTATGCAGTAGGTTCAACAGGTGGATTTACAAGTTCTGTAACAAGTGGAACAGGAAGTAATTTGCCGTTATATTATGCTTTAGCATTTATCCAAAAAACATAGGTATGGATATGACTGAGATTGACCCAGTAAAGATTGGTGTAATGTGGCAAAAAGTTGAAGCTATGGAAAAAGAAGTAGCTGAAATGCGAAGCGACATTAAAGAATTACTTGCCATGGCTAATAAAGGTCGTGGTGGGTTTTGGGTCGGAATGATGGTGGTATCTGGTTTAAGTTCAATTGTAGGATATATTACACATTTATTTGCGAGTAGGTAATGTGGAAAACGTCATTGCACAAGGAACTGAGTCTTTAGCAAGAAGCCTAGAACAAAGTCGTGAGGCTGGTAAAAAACTTACTAAGACTATTGAGAATATTCAGCATGATGGAACAGAAGTAGCATTACAGGAATTAGAAGCAAGAAAAAAACATAAGTTACACGAAGAAGCGATGGAAAACTCGATGATATATCGAGCAATCCAAGAATATGAAAATCAAAGTGCCATTATAGAAGCAGAAAATAAAGCTGAAAAAGAATTTAAAGCCAAATATGGAAGTAAGGAATGGAGTAAGGTATTAGAATTAAAAACAGTAGTTGAAAAAGAGCATCAAGAAAGTAAGAAGTATTATGGTCATAAGCTTGAAGATGTAAGGCGAGTTCAGTTTTATTGTTGGTTCGCTGCTTTTATTATTACTTGTTTGTTGTTTTACTTTAATCTTGTATGAGTTGGGTTAAGTATTGGTTTGCAGTATTTATTATTGAAGTAGTTATATGGTCGTATGTTATTTATTTGCATTTCCATATTAAAAGTTTAGAAAAGCCTAAAGCTAAGTTTTTAAAAGAGCATAAAGTAATTGTAAGAACTAAAAAGGACATTGTTCGTGGATGATGAATTATTTAAATGGTGGACAATGTTTGCATTGATTTGTATGATGTTTATTATATTGTTGAAGGAATAACATGGAATGGTTAGCTCAAATTGCCCCAGGAATTGCGACTGCATTAGGCGGGCCACTTGCAGGTTTGGCAATCACGGCTATATCTAAGGCTTTAGGTATTGATGAAAAAGAAGTGCAAAATACCATTGATTCAGGTAAGTTATCTGCCGAGCAATTAGCAAGCCTAAAACAAGCTGAGATTGAATTACAAGCTAAAGCACAAGAACTGGGTTTAAACTTTGAAAAACTAGCAGTAGATGATCGTAAATCTGCTAGAGATATGCAAGCTGTAACTAAATCATCTATTCCTGCGATTCTTGCAATAGGTGTAACAATTGGGTTCTTTGGTATTCTGTTTGGATTAATGACTGATAATGTAACCAAGTCAGATGCCTTACTTTTAATGTTGGGTTCACTTGGAACTGCATGGACAGCTATTGTAAGTTTTTACTTTGGCAGTTCTGCATCAAGTCAGAATAAAGATGAAATGTTGCACAGGAGTACACCAATTGGACAATAATTTTCAAAAGTCGTTTGAATTGGTAATGAAGTCAGAGGGGCTTTATAGTAATAATAGTAAAGACCCTGGTGGCGAAACAATGATGGGTGTAACTAAAAACGCATGGTCAACTTGGTTAAAACGACCAATTGAAGATGGTGAGATGGCTAAATTGCAATATAGTGATGTTAAACCATTTTATGAAGCATTATATTGGAATAAAGCCTATTGCCCCCAATTACCAACAGGTTTAGATTATATGGCATTTGACGCTGCAGTAAACATGGGTGTAGGGCAAAGTATTAGATTATTACAAAAATCGTTAGGATGCGTTCCTGATGGCATTATTGGGCAAAATACAATGACTGCAATCCATAACGCTGATACTAATAATTTAATAGATAAATATTCTGCACAAAAAGAACAATTTTATAGGTCGCTAGCTTTATTCAATACCTTTGGTAAAGGATGGTTAGCAAGAGTTGAACAAGTTAAACAAAACGCAAAGGAAATGCTAAATGGCAACTAATTTTAAAATTGATGGTAAACACTACGAATCTAAAAAATCACACTATGTTGTTGAACGTGAGCATGAGAAAAAAGAACATAATGAATTAGTCAGATTAGAAAAGAAATTAGACAGACATATCAATATGCCAATGGAAAAGGCACATCCATCTGATCAGAAAGATGCACCTTTGCCTAATATGAGAAAATATTAAAGATCATAAAAAGGTATATTATTTTTTAAAAATTCTTCTTGATGTTCTTTATTAAGTTTTACAAATACTATTGTTGAAAAACTTGGATCATAAACCCATTTTGGATCTCTCCAAGGTGGGTTATCGTTTGAGTATTTAGATTGTGGATGTGGTTTCATAGTGCCTTCCCATGATATTTATATAATTTATACTTCTTGCTTGGATGCCATTTAGATTCAATTAAATAGCCTGCCTTGCGTAGTTCTCCAACTCTGGTAGCCAACTTCATACCAGCACCAGCTTGTAACGCATCTAATGGACTAATCCATTTACGTTTGCTAATCTTTAAAATAATTTCTGCTTGTGTCATACATTGCTCCTTGTAAGTTCCGTAAGAAAGATAATAAAACTACATAAAATAACAACAAATAAAAAACAATATTTCATCATTTTGATGGCCCACCTAACAATTCTTTTTCTAACTGTCGCAGCTTCTCAGATAATTCCATCATATAACTTTGAGATTTTTCTAATTCATTCATGGCTTTCTCATAGTTTTCTCGCCAATATTTAATTTCTTCTACATAATTAATCATTTCTAATTTCTCCATTGTGGAATTCATCGCGAGCTTGCCAGGTTGCATTATCTTCAGCACGTTTATAACTAATAGACCAAAGTAACCGACCAAGTTTCTCAAAATCTTTATTGCGTAAGTAACACTCTATAGAATCAGCTTCTTCTGCTGTTGCTGAATAAATATTTTCAGCAAAGTTTTCAAAAGCACATTCGTCAAATGCATTACCTTCTCGCATTAAGTCTTGGATACGTTCTTCAATCTTTTCTTGGCAATCTGCCCAAAGTTCATAACTTTCATCTGTGCAATATGTTCTATAATCCATTACCATCCCCTTACTAAAATCCAACAAACCAAAGCTGGGCCAAATACTACAGTTGCTCCTATAAGTGCTTCTAAAAATGTTTTCATTTAATTTCCCTTTAAATTGATTAATTTGTACTACCCTTGTAGATTAATTAAGTTTTCTTAACTTTGCAAGAAATATTTGCATACTTAGGGTTTTCCTTAGATGATTTACAAAAATACAACAAATAGGGAAGTCAGGGATAGAACGTGATGGAGAAAAAGGGAATAAACTCCTCTACCCCTGACTGAGATTGTTCTTTAATTGAAAAAACTGTAATAAACATTTAAACATTTCAAATGGCTTTTGTAAATCTTTAATTTCTATTATCTGCGTTTCTTCTTCGGATACAAAGGCTATAGCTGCTCTTGCATTGGGCATCCCAAGTCCGTTACAATAAGCTGCAAGCTGCAATTCGTGTTCTAGGTAAACTTCCACGTTTTTAAGGACTTCTTTTGTCTTAAAATCTACAACAATACCTTCTTCCGAGTGCAAGTCGCATTTACCAGCATATCCAAGAGGATGAGCAAAAGACTTCTCACAATGCCAAAACTGATCCCCAAAATGCTCTCGTAGGGCATTTTCTGTGCGATAAGTATATTGTGGGTACTCAGGTAAATAAACTTGGCTAAAATAGGCTTCTAATACGCTGTGCATATCCGTTCCTCTTTGCATTGCTTCTTTACCTGTGCTACGAGAATCTTCTGTAACTCGTTTTAACCAATCAGCTTCTGGTTCGTTCTCACCTCTAGGTAAAGTAAGACTAGCTAATAATACTTGTTCTTGTTTCCAACGATCAAGACCAGGCTTTGCTAATAGATTAATAATGGTCGTTACAGAAGGTAATAATCCTTCTTTTTTAGCGTCTGCAAGTGTTGTATTGCGTACGTTTCCGTTTTTTGCTATACGAGTATAACTAGGCTCACCTGTTTTAGTGTACCAATGTGCTGAATTGCTTTCTTGAGTAATAATCATTTTTTTCCCTTTAATGAAATATTTATTGACGATAATACACTATAAATGTATTTTTATTGACAAAATTAAACTGATCTAACATAAATAAGATCATTTATTGACATTTCCTTTCGTTTTTTAAGATTTTTTGTCTTGAAAGTAAATTTCTTGCAAATCATTTCTCACTCGCTTTCTTTATTGCTCTATCCATTTCCAACCAAACCATAGTTCAGTATTCTTAATGTGTTCTTTTGTTGGCTTTTCTGTAACATTAATGTGCCAATTTCCACCAATTACCCAAGAGCCAGCATAAGGTGGATTTATTGGTGCAAACACATATTGTGGTGAACAGGTATGAATAGAATCACCTGTAACTTGTTGACCGCAAGCATTGCAAGAAGTCCAAGTATCAGCATTTAAAGTTATTGTTCCATCATGGTTTGTTTTCATTTCTCTTGTGCCTTTCTTAGTATTGCTCTAATTTCTTCAACAATTGCCCAAGCTAAATCAGAATCCATAACCTTCATTGAGTTCTTTTCACTACACCATCCTCTAGCTACTGCTCCAGCTATTTCCTCATCTGTTAGTTCACGCAAACCATCATATCTACCAATCAAATAAGACCTTGTATCTAAGGTTTCATTCTTTTCTTTAGCTTTCTGAATACCATTCCAATAACCAGTTGCATAAATAGCAGATTCTCTATCTTCAGAATGTTCGTAAAGAGGAATACTTTGTCCATCTTCTAATTCAGCAAACGCTATTGGTGGGTGGTCATATAATGCAGTATAGTTAGGATGTTTTAACGCGGCAGAACTACATGTTGTAGTGAATTCAGGTTTATCAAACCCATCAATTTTAACCATCATGGCAACAGGCTTTTGACTAAAGAATGGCTTAGTGTAAAGAAACTCTCCCTTCTCCCTCGTTTGCCAATCGCTCCCTGAGCCTGAGTCTATGTATTTGTATCCATAACCATCAAAATCATAACGCATTGCTATTGGTTCAATTGGGTGTGATTGGGTGTCAGAATGGGTATAAAGAGGTATATCTGCTTCTATTGGTCGTGTGTCGTGTTTACCATATACATATCCATTTTTGTCCATCCAAGCTACAGGTTTGATCATATTAATCGCTTT